ATGGCTGCTGGTGACACTGGTGTATCAATCTGCTCTGATGCCTTGCTCCTGATTGGGGCCAAGGCAATTTCGTCTTTTAACGATGGCACTGACGAGTCAAGCGTGTGCGACCGGCTCTACCCAGACATTCGTGATTCCACTCTGTCCATGTACCCATGGAGCTTTTCGATGAAGAAGGTGCAGCTTGCACAACTCATCACTACCCCAACAACTGTTTGGCGCTACGAGTACCAGCTACCCGGCGACAAGCTATCCAACCCGCGAGCTGTGTACAACAGCGCCAACCCCGGCAGCCCGGTCCAAAAAGACTGGGAGATTCAAGGCGACAAGCTGCTCACCAACCTGACCAGCGTCTTCATTGACTACCAGTTCAGCGTGCCTGAGTACGCAATGCCCCAATATTTTGTGCAGCTCATGAAGTACATGGTTGCGTGGCACATTGCCGAGACCATCACCGAGCAACAGGACAAGTCTGCCAAGTGGCAGCGCGTGGCCACTGGCGATGTCTCTGAAAATGGCCGTGGCGGGTACTTCCGCACTGCTGCCCAGATCGATGGCCAGAACAACCCTGTGCGCATCATTGAAGACTACAGCCTGATCGCAGTGAGGAACTGATGCCACGCTTTGTAGAGTTCACCACCAACTTTGCGACTGGCGAGCTTGACCCTTTGCTTCGTGCGCGGGTTGACCTGACCGCCTACAACAATGCGCTGGCCAAGGCCACCAACGTGCTGATTCAGCCGCAGGGAGGCCTTCGCCGTAGACCCGGCACAAAGCACATCTTTGAGCTGCCAAACAGCAGCACGCCAAGCGCTGGCAACGGCGTGCGGCTGGTGTCGTTCCAGTTCTCGGTGGCCGACAGCTACATGTTGTGCTTCACCCACAACCGCATGTATGTGGTCAAGAATGGCGCTGTGGTGGCCAACATCAATGGCACTGGCAACAGCTACCTGACCACCTCAATCACCAGCGACATTGTTGATGACATGTGCTGGACTCAGTCTGCTGACACCCTGATCGTTGTCCACCCTGATTTGCAGCCGGTGCGCATTACGCGAACCAGCGACACAGCGTGGACGGCCACATCAATCACATTTGACAGCATCCCAAAGTATGCATTCACTTTGGCGGCAACCAATCCAGCGGCAACCCTGACACCCAGCGCTGTGTCTGGCAACATCACATTGACAGCATCTGCTGGCGTGTTTTCGGCAGGCAACGTCAACCAGTACGTCAACGTGGCCACACAAGGCCGCGCCCGCATTGTTGAGTACGTCAGCACCACTGTGGTCAAGGCCATCACTGAGTATCCATTCTTTGACACCACTGCGGTGGCATCTGGCGGCTGGGAGCTTGAGACTGGCTACGTTGATGTGTGGTCTGCCGGTAAAGGCTGGCCGCGCACCGTGACCTTCCATGAGGGCCGTCTGTACTTTGGTGGCAGCAAATCGCGCCCATCAACTATTTGGGGATCCAAGATCGGATTGTTCTTTGACTTCGTCCCAACTGAGTCGCTGGATGACGATGCCGTAGAGGCGACACTGGACACCAACGACTTGAACGTGATCACTGACATCATCAGTTCGCGTGACTTCCAAGTGTTCACTACTGGCGGCGAGTTCTTTATTCCGCAAGCTGGCACTGATCCTGTGACCCCGCTGACATTCACATTCAAGAACGTGTCTCGCAATGGCATCAAGCCCGGCACGCGGGTGCAGTCGGTGGAGTCTGGCTCGATCTACATCCAGCGCCAAGGCAAGTCTTTGAACGAGTTTGTCTTCAATGACACCCAGCTCACCTACATCACCCAGCGCATCTCGCTGCTGTCTGGCCACTTGCTGAAGGGGCCGCAGCGTGTTGCCCTGCGCAAGGCATCCAGCACTGAAGAGGCTGATTTGCTGTTGATGACAAACACCGACGATGGCAGCATGGCTGTGTTCAGCATCATGCGCAGCCAGCAGGTGACCAGCCCATCTGAGTTCACAACCGATGGCAGCTTCATTGATGTTGGTGTTGATGTCAACGCAATCTATGTTGTGACCAAGCGAACATTCAACAGCGTTGACAGATACTTCATTGAGCTGTTTGGCTTTGACTACTTTACCGACTGCGCATTTGTCGGTGGTGCAGCTTCTGGCGCCACTAGCCTGCCACATATTGCCAAGTCACTGAATGTGATTTGCGATGGCTCACCACAAGGCACTGAGACCGTGAGCGGTGGCGGTGCTGTGACCTTTGATAGATCAAGCACAACCAGCTACGAGGTTGGCCTGCCAATCACTGTCTATGTGAAGACCATGCCTGCCGAGGTCAAGCTGCAAACCGGCAGCCGGGTGTCGTTCAAGAAGCGCATTGTGGAGATCAGCGCTGTGGTCAACAAGACTCAGAACCTGATCATCAATGACCAGCCTGTGGCTTTCAGATTGTTTGACAACCCCATGCTGGATGACCCGATTCCAGAATTCACCGGCATCAAGCGCGTCAATGGCGTGCTTGGCTACAGCCGCGAGCAATCCATTGTGGTATCGCAAGATCTGCCGGTCAAGATGAACCTGCTTGGCTTGGACTATCGCGTGGCTGTTTTCTCAGGAACATGACATGGCAACATCAGTAACCCCCGGACAAGCGGTTGGAGTAGCTGGCCTGATTGGCGCATACGGTGAAGCCGAGGCGCAAAAAGCCGCAGCGATCAACCAGCAGACAAGCTACTTGCTGCAAGCGCGTGACACCCTTGCAGTTGCTCAAGTTCGTGCTGACATGTCTGAGCAGTACGCCAGCATCCAAGCTGGCCGGACATTAAAGAAGGCTGAAATAGAGGCGCAAAACTACACCATTGCTGGCAACACCCTGCTCAAGAACATGCGGGCAACCAACGCTGCTGTGCGCGCAAGGGCTGCGGCAAGTGGTGTGGTGTTAGGTGAAGGTTCTATACAAGCGATACAAACCCAGAATGTTGCAGCAACCATGCGCGATGTTGGCATCTCTGATCTGAATGCATTGACTGCAAGGGTAATGGGCTTTGAAGATGCAAGCGCCATGCTTGAGTCCTCTGATATTCAAAACATGCTCAACCTTTACACCGCAAGAAGCCAAGCTGGGCAGCTCACATCTGCGGGCGAGAGCGCCAGAAAGACAGGCGGTCTGCTTGCCAATGCAACTTTAATTAGAGGTGGTATTGAGTCCTACAAAGCAATTAAGGGTGAAAAATAATTATGGCCACACAGAGAATTGAATCAGGACAAATGCAATTGCGATCTGTTGGCGGCGTGCCAATGGTTCAAGCCCAACAGCAGCAAGTTGATTTTATTGCTCCCCGTGTGGCCGCTCAAGGCGCAAGCCAGCTCGCCCAAATTCTTGACCGGATGAGTGCAAACGCATTTCAAACTGCCGCTGCCCTGCGCCAAGATGAAGGATTGCAATATGCCGCAGATAACAGACTTACAGACGAGCAATTAAAGCTTGCAAAAGATGGCGTGGACATTGGGCTTCCCGGCACAAACTCCTTGAGCTATTTTGATCAAGCGGTAGCTAAAGCTAGAAGCTTGGAACTGTCAAGCCATTTTGAAGAAGAAGGCAAAAATGTTTTGGTCAAGCTTCTTAATGATGTTGAGGCTGGAAACGCATCGGCTGCGGACGTAGGTGACAAAATAAAAAGTGCGACAGACGGTCTTGCAACGGCACTTGCTAAAAATAATTTTCCAGAGGCATCCATCAAGTTTCGCGCAACCATGGCTACGCATGGAAATACAGTTTTAAACGCAGCCTACAAAGCCGAGTCGCAAAGAAAAAAAGCTCAAGACATAGCTTTGTTTGATGCTGGCTTTAAAAATGAAATGAGATTGCTTGGCCAAAGACTTAAAGATGGTTTTTGGAAAGACCCAGCCGGCAACATTAGATCAATTGATGATTTGGTATCGGTGTCGCGATCAAACGTGCTGACAAAATCTTTGTTGCTTGGTGACCAGTCTCTTCAATCGGAATACGCTAAGAAATTTGAGGATGAATTAAGCGCTGCAAAAATTGATGTTGTATCAGAGCATGTTGTTGATACAGGCTTTGCTGCAAATCCAATGTCAGCAATTGCAAAGCTTGATAGAGGTGACGCTGGAAAACTTACCCCTATATGGGACATGATGTCGTTTTCAGACAAAGCAAAAGTTCGCTCTAACTTGCGCACTGTGCAAATTGAGCGCCAAACAACTTCAGAGCTAAACGAAAAGGAAAACATTAAAGCAGATTCCCTTAGATCTGCTGAGTTGCAATCGCAGTTTTTTCAAACTGGGAACAAGAAACTTTTGGAAGAGTTGCAAGTTATTTCAATTCGCAGCCCAAGCGTTATCAGTCCAGAAACCGTGTTTGAACTGCCCGGCAAGTTGGTAAAAGATACGCCACCCAACGAGGCCGCTGAATACGTTTTAAAAAATGAAATCATCAAAGGTCTACATCCAAATGAGGATGCGGTAGGTAAGCGAGCAAAACAGCTAGGGATTAACTACAAGCAAATCAATAATTCAATCATGCCTTTCTTTTTGTCGCGTGACAGTAAAGATGAGGCGGCTACCTTTAAAAGATTTGCTCTTGAGTCAAAAATTGTTCCGGGTACAACTAACCTTGGGCCAAAGCAAAGCGCTGCCTTACTTACTTTAATAAAGAATTTTGAGTCTGAGTATGCCGAGCAAACAAAGGCCGCAATTGCAAAGGGCCTGCCGCCACCAACTCGCAGAAGTGTTGAAGATCAAGTCATTGAAAGAAGAAACTCTAGCGCTCAAACCAAAGCTATAAATCAACTGGTGGATAACTTGAACAAGCAATATGGCCCAAGTGGAACGCTGCGAAAAACAGGAATTGTTTTCACTGAGGACACCTCAATTGAAGATATAGCAGCGCGGGCTAAACAGTTAAATCTAAATAACGAGGATGTAAATTCTATAAGAAATTCTTTGCGGTTGATAAATCAAAAGAGTCAAGAAAGAGATTCACAATGATTAAAGATTTTGACAACGCATACATTGCCGCCAGTCTGGCAAGAGATCTACCAGCGGTTATGCAAGATGAAGTTCAGTCCGCAATGCCAGAGCAGACCATGCCCGGCAGACAAGAAAACGATGTGCTGATGGCTGCTGGCCCAAGCAATACCATGACAGACGCTGGTTCAAGCATTGGACCAACGCCTCGCAATCCAGTCATGGGCGGCGTGGCTGACTTTGTGCGTGGGGTGCGTGATCTGGCCAACCAATACGAGATCAAACAATTTGTGCCGCTGTTGGGTGGTATGGGTGTGGGTGACCTGCTTATGGGTAAGTCGCCAGAAGAGCTTGAAGAGTGGGCTTATGGCAATAGTCCTATTACCATGCCTCCAAGCGGAACAGGCGGCTATGTGCCAATTATAAAGACCGGGCGCAAGGAGCAGTTGGCCGACACTCTATTCCTTGGTATGGATGCTGCTGGCCTTGGTAAAAGTGCAGGCGTGGGTGGGCGAGTAGCTGTAAAAAAACTTGGCCCTAAAGCAGCAGAGATGATTATTGAAGGCGCTGAAAGACTTGGCACTCCAGTTCGCGGTCTTGGGATTGTTGAGCCCGGGCCAAAAATATTAGAACAAACAAATGATTTGTCGCCGGGATTGAACGTCACGCCCGGCAACAAGATTGGGGTTGAACAAGATCTGCGAGTCAAGATTTCTGCTCCAGATTTTGAAATGCCGGACAAGCCATTACTTGTTTTGTCTACTGATGAAAAGAACGTAAACAGGCAAATTGAAAATTTAGATTTGATTTTCAATAAGTTCCCAGATCCAACATTGACGCAAGACTCATGGACAAGAATGTTGGGTTACGCCTTTAAATCTGATGAGGTTCCGATCCCGCCATACGCAGCTATTAAAGCTCTTGAGTCTCCAGAAAACTTGGCTGCGCCTTTGCGTAAATTGACGCAAGGGCAAATTGACGATGCAAGTGCAGGCTTTAAAAATGCAGGCCAGTTTAAGGAGCTATATACAACCGGCAAAGCTGATGTGGTTACTACTGGGAAATTGTTCTTGTGGTCGTTCCTGTCTCGCGGTGTAAGTCCATATGTGCAAGAAGGTTTGTTCATGGACGCAATCAGCGGAATTGAACCATTCTTGAAAAAAGCCGCATCTGGAAAATTTGACAAAACAGATCTAGATGAGTATATGAGCTGGGCATCAACTGTTGCAGGCAAAGGTTCTGGTCAGCCCGGTTCTGGCGCAATGCATAACCTCAATGCGTTTGGCAAGAACTTTCTAACAAAGCTGGCGACCAAGGATGCTGACGGCATAACTGGCTTGCAAAAAATTCATGAAATGATGGCAAACCCAAATATGAGTGGGCCACAGATCAGACGTGAATTTGCAAAGATTGGCACAGGTGTTGGCATTGATAACAAGGTTGTAAGTTTCACGCTGCTTGTTAGTGGCCGCGATGATGTGCTTGTGATCGACCGGGTGCAACTGAGAAACCTTTGGGACGATGGAAGATTTGCAGGCAAAAACTTGTGGGATGGCCGATCTGAGAAAAAGATGGTCAAGCAAAAAGATGGCTCAGAAGTTAATAAGAACGCGCAAATTGCTGGCACAGCGCTATCTGAAATTACTTATGGGGCCAAGGGCTTGCTTGTATATGAAGCACTTGAGCGAGCTATGGCTCAACAGTTACAAGAGGCATACAAGCTGGTTGGCCGCGAAAGCGATGCATCGCTTGGTCGTTACCACTGGGAGACATGGGTTGCCGGATCCCAGCAAGAAGCAAGTCATGGAACCATTGACGCAATCATGCGGGAAGCCGCTGGTGTTGATCAGCCATTCAAAGGTGTTACCGCCAAGCAAGGAGAATATGGCATGTATGACTATGGGGCCAAATACGGTGTAGATGACACTGGTCCATATTTTATATACGACACATCAAATGGTGATCAATACAGGTTTACCGTACCAGAATACCGTGATATGCTGGAATCAATTAAGGATCCCAAATCGGGAATTGTCCCAAAAAACTTTAAAGTTTCAACCAGCGGAAATGCGCCATGGTTTGAACGACCAGAAGTCAACAGGAGTAAATTAGATGAACTCGTTACCTCAAGAGGAACCCCGGTCGGAAACACGCCAACTGGAAAACAGTCTATTCCAACAGATGGCAAAAGTTCAACAACCACTGTCACCAGAAGCAGAGCCGCAAGAGGAAAAGGCTCAGTCTTAAACGGGGGGCTAAATGCTTCCAATAACGGAGCAAATTGATGGCCATACAACCACTATCTCTTGATAAGCGGCTAGACACTATGGTGTCTGCCCCAGACCCTACCGCTGTGGATTTGGCCCCGCCAATTTTGACAGAGCAAAATCCAATTGATTTTGAGCAAGAGGATATCCAAGTTGCTGGGGTTGGGATAAATATCCTTAAAGGCCTAACTAAAAAAGGCGCACGCGCAGAGAAAGTTCCAAAGCTTGTTGACGATGCAGTGTTGCCAATTCCACCCGGAGCAACAAAAGCCGCACCCACACCAGTAGTCCCAGTGCCAACAGCTCCTGTTGTCACTAAACCAGTTGTGCCAACACCAAGGCCAGTAGATGTTGAGGTGTTGAACAAAATTGCTGTTGAAAGACAAATGGCAATTGATGCTGGAACCGCTCAAGCCAAGCCGCCAGAAACTCCCATCAGCAGCGCATGGACAGACAATGATGGGTTGGCAGCAACCATTAAAGCTGCGGGTGATGTGCTTGTGCAAAATGAGCCAAGCATGTCATTAAGCACAATAAGAGCTCAAGCAATTAAAGCGGGTATACCTGAGAATTTTCTTAATACGGTATTGGCTGGCGAGCCTATGGAGGTTACCGTTGGAGGCAGTCAATTAGCCAAGCAATTAGCTGGCGCGCTAGAGGTGTTTGATGAAAGCTCCCGTGGTCTTGATGACTTATTCACACAAATGCGAGCGGGGACACTAGACGATACTGGCAAATTAAATTTGCGGTTAAAACTCGCGCAGCACAATCTTATTTCGCAGCAAGTTAAAGGCATACAAACTGATGTAGCGCGAACAATGAATGTATTTAAGCGCGTTAAAGACAAAGGCCCAACACTTGATACGCAAGCAATTCGGGCAGCCCTTGATGAGTTAAACATAAATCAATCAGATAAGGTTCTTTTTGAGTTAGCTACAGACTATTTAAATACACCAACAAGAGCTGGAAAGAATCGGCTTATTGAGGTTGGTCTTGGCGCTAAATTGCGTGATGTGTGGTTTCATACTTTTCAAGCAAATTTGTTAAATGATCCACAAACACATGCATACAACTTGGTTGGCAGCTCTGTATTTGGATCTTTAGCCCCTGTTGAAAGAACTATTGCGGCTGGCATTGGTAAGGTTCGTACATTGCTGCCAAATGCAAATCCAGATAGGTACTATCTTGAAGATGTGCAGGCTGGGTTGTCGGGCGTTAAGAATGGAATATTGGATGGCTGGGAGCTTGCCAAAGAGGCGCTCAAGCACGGTGGTGATTCTAAGTTTTTAGACTCTGACAAACCTGTCAATCCATTCAGCAGTGAGAATTTGTCAGACACACCATTAAAAATGTTTGGCAAAGAGGTTTATCGCACCCCGGATCTGCGAGACACTTTCATGGGCAAGTTTATTGACGGCATAAGTTTTGTGCAAGACTCAATGAGCTTTAGACCTATTGCGGCAGCCGATGAGTTTGTTGGTGGCATTGTCGCTAGATATCAATTGCATGAAGAGGCCTATCGATTTGCTAATCACGAAACAGACCGGCTGATGTCTTTAGGTATGACAGAGCAAGCAGCTCGAACAGAAGTTGAATCCAAGGTGACTCAGCTTCTGACTGAGCGCCCGCGCAGCATGCAAGAGAACATTGACGGTATGCGTCGCATGGTTAACCTTCAAGAGGATATCAGTAGAGAGGGTGCGCTTGGTGAGGTTTACTACACGGCAAATAAATTCCTGACCTCTGCGCCAGTAAAAATGTTTGTGCCTTTTGCTAAGACTATTACCAATTTATTTATTGAAGGCTCAAGCTATCTGCCAGTTCTTAATACCTTGTCGCCAAGGTTTTATGACTTGTGGAGCAAGGGTGGCCGCCATAGGGATGTAGCCATGGCTCGATTGGCCATGGGTGGTTCAGCTGTTTTAGGAGCTGGCATGTTGGCTCTTGATAACAAGCTGACCGGATCTGGCCCTTCTCAAACAGAAGATAGAAAAGCGCTTGAAGCTTTAGGTTGGCAGCCATATTCTGCGGTTTTTGATCGCGGAGAAATTAGCGAAGAGAACCTTGAGCGGCTGAGAGCAATTACAAAAGTAGGTGTTGGCCCAGACAAAGTCTATGTTAGCTATGCAAGGTTTGATCCCGTAAGTATGGTTTTGTCAGTTGGTACTGATATGGCTGATGCAACCAAGTTTGATAGGCATCCAGACAGATCAGAGTATGAGGTGATGGCAATGGCTGGCATGACTGCCACAGCAGAGTACATGAGCAATATGCCTGTCATGCAATTTGTTGGTGAGATGCTGTCTATTACTAGATCTAGATCAAATGATTCTGGCGAAAAGGTAGTACTTGCATTTGAAGCAATGGCTAAACAATTTGCCAACTTTGTATATACAGGCACACCGGGTCTTGGTTTTACAAACAGCACATTGATGGCTCACATTGAGCGCTTGGTTGACCCAACTAAGTCAAACACCAAATCACCCACGATGGATACGCCAGCGGGTTTGCGCGCTTTTTATGAACTTCGTCAGAAGGTTATGTCTCGCATTCCGGGCGTGTCTGCTGGAGTAGAGCCTGCTTTGGATAACTTAGGCCGTGAAGTGTCAGTAAAGAATCGCGGCCTAGATTACTGGATTAATTGGACTCCTGTTATTTCAGCTACGGAAGGAAGGTCTTCTGAGATTGATGAAATATTGGCAGGTTTAGATTTTGGTATCGCTAACCCCTCTGAATCAATAGATGGGGTGCGAATGTCTGCCAAACAAATCAATCGCTTCAAGCGTCTTTATGGCCAAGAAATACTGGATGAGGGCATGAGCCTAGAAAACCGCATACCTTATGAGCTGAAGCAGCAAAAGATTGACAACGATGCGCTTGGTATTGTGACTTCAAAGGGAGAGCAGCAGAAAATGATATCAACCCTAGTCGGCAGGTATCGAGGCTTAGCAAAATTAAGGATGATTGGGGATGAAGATGGCAACCCGGACGAAAGCGGACTTATTGAATTCCCAGACCTTGCTGCTGCGGCTTCTCGCAACAGACAAATAGAAGACAAATACGGTCGTTAAAAAGTACAATTATCAAAAGGAAGGATTGCATCATGGCAGTACCAATAAGTAACGTAACACGCAGAGTTGTATATGCGCCAAGTGGCGCTGGCGGCGTTGGCCCGTACGCTTTCACCTTTGAGATCTTGGCCAACACCGACATCGCTGTCTTCAAAGACGATGTGCTGCTGACGTTGACCACCCACTACACCGTGAGCATCAGCTCAAACGGCACAGGCTCTGTGACCATCACGGCAGCAGGCTTGGCTCTGTCGCCAACCTCCCCTACCCAGTACGCCATTGTCGGCAACCGCACCATTGCGCGTGCGACTGACTTCACCACCGGCGGTGACTTCTTTGCCAACACCATCAATGACGAGCTGGATCAGCAGACCATCTTTGCCCAGCAAAACGCTGAAGGCTTGCAGCGTGCGTTGACCGCACCGCAGACAGACCCAACAACCATTGACATGACCCTGCCCAAGGCGGCAGATCGTGCCAACAAGACGCTGGCCTTTGATGCCAATGGCGACCCCACGCTGGGCATCAGTGCGGCTGATGTCGCCAACGCTGTGACCTATGCCACCAACGCTGCCAACAGTGCCACTGCTGCGGCATCCAGCGCAAGCTCTGCCTCCAGCTCTGCCTCTGCCGCAAGTTCGTCTGCCAGCACAGCATCGACTCAGGCCAGCAACGCATCGACTTCTGCAAGCAATGCGTCCACTAGTGCCAGCGGTGCATCTACATCGGCCACCAATGCTGCGGCATCTGCAAGCACTGCGACAACGCAAGCCAGCAATGCCAGCACATCGGCTAGCAACGCTGCCAGCTCTGCGTCTGCTGCCAGTACATCAGCATCGAATGCCGCTACCAGCGAGACAAACGCTGCGGCATCAGCCAGCACAGCCAGCACACAAGCAAGCAATGCGGCAACAAGTGCCAGCAACGCAAGCACAAGTGCAACATCTGCCGCCAACTCTGCTGCGGCTGCGGCCTCTGCGCTTGACAGCTTTGATGACCGCTACCTTGGCACGAAGACATCTGACCCAACGCTGGACAACGATGGCAATGCCTTGGTCGCTGGCGCTCTGTACTTCAGCACAACTGAAAACGTGATGAAGGTGTATGACGGCGCAAGCTGGATCACAGCCACATCTGCTGGCGCTACTTCCCTGCTGCGCTTCCGCTATGTTGCGACAAGCGGTCAGACCACATTCAGTGGCGCTGATGCTGCCGCCGCCACGCTGACCTACACCGTCAACAACATTGCTGTGCATCGCAATGGCGTGACATTGGACACATCAGAGTACACCGCCAGCAACGGCACAAGCATTGTGCTGAACGTGGCTGCTGGTACTGGCGACATTGTTGACATCATTGCGTTCAAGAGCTTCACTGTCGCTGATGCGCTGAGTGCTGTGAGCGGTGGCACTGTGAATGGCGCTGTCACTGTGACTGGTGCGTTGACTGCCAACGGCAATGTCATCCTTGGAGATGCAAGCACCGATACGTTAAACGTAGGCAACGGCGGTCTGGTGAAGGATGCAAGCGGTAATGTGGGGATTGGTACGAGTTCGCCTACAAACATTGGCGCGGGCATTTCGCATTTGGAAGTCAACGGCTCGACAACAGGGTTGATAAGCGTGTCCGCTAATGGTGTGCGCGGCCTTTCACTTTCCGCTGACGGGAATCAAGCCAATATCCAGTCAAGGGTTAACGGCCAATCACTGACGTTTTGGACGAATAACGGTACTGTTACCGAACGCATGCGTATCGACTCCAGCGGTAACTTGCTGGTGGGGAAGACTGCATTAAACAATGCCGTTGTTGGCTCTCAATTTGTTACAACAGGGAATGTAGATTTCACTCGCAGTGATGGTTATGTGTTTTCGGTGAATAGACTTAGCACTGATGGAGATGTTGTTCTTATTCAGCAGGCCTCTGTGACTGAAGGCATTATCTCCGTCTCAGGCACAACCGTTACATACGGTGGTGGTCACTTAGCAAGGTTTGGTCAATTGCCTAATGGTTCAGAAGAGCCGACATTACTTAAAGGTACGGTGCTTACTAACCTTGATGAAATGTGTGTATGGATAAACAAAGAAACAGGAATTCCCGCTGACAATGAGCAATGCAATAAGGTAAAAATATCAGATGTAGATGGTGACGCAAATGTTGCTGGCGTGTTTGTAAGTTGGTCTTATGACGAACAACACGAAACAAACGATTTGTTTGTTGCTATGACTGGCGACATGATTATCCGCATTGCCCAAGGCGTGACTGTTGCCCGTGGTGACTTGCTGATGTCCGCTGGTGATGGCACTGCCAAGCCTCAAGGCGATGACATTGTTCGTTCCAAGACCATTGCCAAAGTCACATCAACCTACGCAGACGGTTCATTCTGTGTGCCTTGTGTGCTGATGGCTTGCTAAAAGGAGAATAACCATGGGAAAAACAGCATCACTAGCAAACATCGGCACTATTGCTGATAGCTCGCTTGGGTTTCGGAATCGCATCATCAATGGCGCAATGGTCATAGACCAGAGGAATGCGGGGGCGAGTGTTGCATCTCCAAGCGACCAGTTCATTACTGACCGTTTTGCTTTGCGTGAAGTCGGTGGTGGCGTTGCATCAGCTCAACAGGTGTTTACATCTGCATCATCTGGAAACGCTCCTGCTGGTTTTGTGAGCAGCTTGAAGCTGGTAGTGACTACCGCAGACGCATCCATTGCATCAACAGACCGCTATTTCATTCGCCAGCCTATTGAGGGTTTGAATGTAGCTGACATGAACTTTGGTACTGCGAATGCTTCTACTTTCACGTTGTCTTTCTGGGTACGCTCAAGCGTTACAGGAACTTTCCCTGTTGCCTTCCGAAACAACGACAACACAAGAAGCTATGTTGCGACCTACACAATCAGCGCAGCAGATACTTGGGAACAAAAGATCATCACTGTTGCTGGCGACCAATCAGGCACTTGGGTCAGCACAAGCCTTGGCGCTGGTGTAAACGTAGTGTGGACTGTCGGCGCTGGTTCAACATACAACACCACAGCAAACGCTTGGCAAGCTGGTGACTATCTGAACACATCTGGCACGACACAGTGGATTGCCACATCTGGTGCTACCTTCTACATCACAGGCGTTCAACTTGAAAAAGGCTCAACAGCAACGAGCTTTGACTACAGGCCGTATGGTACTGAGTTGGCTTTGTGTCAGCGGTATTATGAGAAGTCTTTTAACCAAGCTACTGCGCCAGCGCAAAGCGCAGGTTCTACTGGGGCGTTTCGCTTTGTTCAAGTTAAAGATGCAAATGTCCGACAAATATCTTGTGGCACTGCATTTTTCAAGGCGAGTAAAAGAGCAACCCCAACAGTTACGCTTTTTAATCCAGAGGCCGCAAATGCTTTGCCAAGAAATTTACAACGAGCATTAGATTGGACAACTGGCGGCTTGGGTACGGTTGCAGCCAGTGAATCAGTTTTAGTTTTTAACGACTGGACGACTGCTACTTCTGGTGGCTTGGGCGATGATTTCACTGTTCAATGGACTGCCTCAGCGGAACTCTAAGATGTACAAAGTCGATATTGAAGACCAAGATGTTCGGATTTCTGGCGCTTACAAAACGCATCCAAAGTCAAGGACGATGTACGTCAAAGCAAGCAGTGGCAAGTATTTGCACCGCATTGTGATGGGCCGTGTGCTTGGCAGAGAATTGAGTAGAGCAGAAAAAGTTGACCACATCAACGGCGATGGTCTTGATAACCGCAGGTCAAACCTGCGTGTTGTTACGCACAGCCAGAACCTAGCAAACAGGTCTGCCACAAGAAGCACAACCAACAGGTTCAAGGGCATCACACAATGCAAGCGCACTGGCAAGTGGCAAGCCAAAATAATGGTGAACTACAAAACCATTTACCTTGGCACGTTCAAGTCGGACGAGGACGCGGCAAAAGAGTACGACTTGGCGGCAATCTGCCACTTCGGTGATTCTGCAAAATTAAATTTTGGAGCTTTTTAATCATGTACCAAAAACTCAATACATCAACAGGCGCAGAAGCCCAGTGCATCAAACGCCTCGCCGACAACGCATTCATACCAATGGATGAACAAAATGTTGACTACCAAGCCTATCTTGCTTGGGTGGCTGAAGGCGGTGTTCCAGAGCCAGCAGATGAGGTGACAGGGTGACCCCGCTGGAGGCCAGACTCGACACGCACGAAGCTGTGTGTGAGCTGCGTTACGACAGCATCAATGCCAGACTCAAGCGCATTGAGCAGATCTTGATCGGCAGTTGTGCCGCCATCATTGGCATGTTGTTGACGTTGGTGCTGAAGCTGTGATGTGGATCCAATCAGCATCTGCCTACTTGCAGCAGGCTTGGTCAAGCAGATCCAAGCTGGCTGTGAGCTGTACAAGCAAGCTAAAGAATCTTTTGTTGAGATCAAAGCAACTGCTGATGAAGTCATTGCAATTGGCAAAGAGGTTCATGGATTCTGGGGCCAGCTCCTTGCGTTCTTTGGCAGCAAGCCAAAGCCTCAAGCTGCAAAGCCTGTGGCAAAGAACAAGAAGTCTGCCTATGTCGCTGTTGACGAGACTCAAGTCAAAGTTGACATCGTCAAAAACCTGACCGAGTTTTTCAGACTGCAAGAGCAGTTGGCTGCACACATCAGGAAGGAAGAAGAGAAGAGCCTGACAGTCTATGACCCAGATCAGAACTTGATGGAAGCTGCGCTCAAGCGAGTGATGGCACAGCAAGAGATGGACAGGCTGGTGGTGACGATCAGGGAAACCATGGTGTACCAAAGCCCACCCGAAATGGGTGCGCTGTACAGCGAAGTCTTCAAGATGCGAGAAGTCATATCTGATGAGCAGGAAAAGGCAAGGCTGAAACAGGAGGCACAAAAGCGGGAAGCGGCATGGCAACACAGGCAAGAGGAAAGAAACCTGCAAGCAAAGCTGGCGGCAGTAGTAGCGACTTCTATATTCCTCCTCTACCTGTGGTTGTGGCTCCTGTTCGTCGGTCAATTGGGGAAGAGATAGTGGGCTGGGTTGCTGCTTGTGTTCTGGTCGCCCTGCTTCTCCCGCTGGGTGCAATGCTGTACCTCGATATCTTGGAGGCCAAGCATGAGGTCAAGGAACAGGTCGAGAAGGTAGAACGGTTAAGAAGGCAAG